TCTTGATAAGCATTGCTTCTCCCGTCTCGGACTTGATCGTTTCTCGCAAAAACAATCTTACCCATTACGGAGAGGCAATGCCCTTATTTTTTCGGACCTCTAACCACAGATTCTGCGGAGGAGGCATAAAAGAAGGCCCTTTCGATCCAGAGCACTTCGATCCTAAAGAGATTAAGTTTGAAGACTTTAAGCTAAGATTCAAGGAGTGTTTCGACTAACCAGTTACAAATTGCGACGACATAAATACATGCTTATCTACAGGGTATGGGGGCTAACAACTTCATGCCCTTTCACTTCTCCTGCCATAAAAAACACCACCCAGAAGTAAGACCGTACTAGGCATTAATTAAAACCCATACAACCCCTTCACCAACAGCTTTTAACGCCCTACAGAGCTAATATAGAAGCCTGACGTTACATTTATTCTTACCAATAGTACGACTCATACTGCTCGTTCGTTAGGTGCAATATAAACATCTCATGGTCGAGATCAACATCCATATTTAAAGGTCTACTCGCCTATAAGACACAAGCAAGAGATTCATATAAAGGGCAACCACTACACAAACAGAAAGGCCGACTATAATCAGCCGACCTTCCCTTTAAGACGTGCCTTCATTTGATCTTGTCGATTATTCCACAACAGGTTCGGCTCACAATCGTTGGACTAAACTAAATAGCCAATTGTGGCCTTGGAGGCACGCACTGAATTTCTTTCTATGACTTGATGCTAGTCCTTCGAGTTTGAAAACACAACATAAATAAAAATATCAGCTGTTCTAATTTGATACATTAGTATTCTTATTAATATCGGTATTTGTTACCTGCAGCACGATAAGTATTATGATTGCGCTGGTGGTGGACTGCATGAGCAAGTGAGAACCGGTAGTACGGATGATGCAGCTGCTTTACCATGTCATGGAATTTACTTTTCAGACTTATCCAGTTAATCCGCATAGTATTTTTTACTAAACCAACACATCCAGAACACATAGATTTCATATCAACCCACGTATCATATCCGCCATATATTACCATTCCCAGCAGCACTGCCAAAAATATGTATTCCATAATAACCTCGTATCAAAGTGTAAATGTATAACCTGCATGTGATGGCCACTATAACTTTAATTAAAATAGTTGTCTACCAAAATAGTCTTGTTTATCTTGTTGTGATTACTAATATAGGTAAGCGACTCATCTCGTTGAAGTAAGACCATACCTACCCTTAATTAAAACCCATACCAACCCCTTCACCTACTACTTTTAACGCCTTACAGAGCTAATATGGAAGCCTGACACTGTATTTAATCTTACCAATAGTAGTGCCTACCCAACTAAACCAACCACAACAAATCCAACAACATAACAACATCAGGACAGCAAGGGGCTATATGCCTCTTTTTTTGTGCCTGAAATCCAAGGAGGAACAACCCATGGCAGTGTACAAGCGAGGAGATAAACAGGTCTTCTACATGAATTTCACAGTAGACGGAGTTCGTGTAACCAGGAGCACTGGTAAATTTACCAAGAAGGAAGCCAAGTTAGTCGAGGCAGTAGAGAAGAAACGTATGATGGTAGATGGAGCACTATCACCCCGAGAGAAAGCAGCACGTATGTTACTGAGCAAAGCAATCCAGAAAGTCTATGACGAACGCTGGAAAGACAATAAGGATGGACTTAAATCACAGCGTATCGCTGAAAGGTTGATGGAGATTACTGGTGATATCCCGATTAGCAAGATAGACGAGGATGTAATTAAACGGTTAATCAATAAGTTGGAGGAGTCCGGTATCAAGGGAGCCACGGTCAACAGGTATCTTGCCACCATCAAGACATTGTTACGACACCATCGGCAACCATGGGAACATATCAAGCTGAAAAAGGAGAGCAAGGGCAGAATCAGGGTCATAGCCAATGATGAAATGAATACGATAATGGAACTGTTACGAGGGGCAGAACATTTTGGCAAGAAGTCGTACTATTCTGAAGCTGCAGATCTTGTTGGAGTATTAGTAGATACCGGCATGAGATTGTCCGAGCTACTAAACCTGAAATATGAGGATGTGAATTTTGATAGTAACCTTATCAGCATATGGGTCAACAAAGGGGATCTTCCAAGGTCGATACCGATGACAAAACGTACCAGGGTCATATTGGAAGAGAGGAAGCAGATATCAGTAGTGAAACCATTTACTATAAGCATTCATGAAGCAGAGAGGGCTTGGCAGTGGGTGCGTGCAGAAATGGGGCTAGTTGGAGATAGTGAGTTTGTTATCCATAGTTTGCGGCATACGTGCGCAAGTAGGTTGGTTAATGCACGTGTTGACTTGTATGTGGTCAAGGAGTGGCTTGGTCATAGTAGTATTCAGATTACAGAAAGGTATTCACACCTGAGTCCTGATAAATTGGTACACGCTGTTGAGGTGTTAGAGTGATAATTATCAGTTGTATTCCTAAAATGGGAATCGACGTTTTACAATAACTAACTGTTTTTAGTAAGTATTTATTTTATCAGTTGAAACAAAATACCCCCAATCGTGCCACCGTCACGGGGCCTCCAGTATCAAGTCGGGACAACGTTCAGCGCAACTACCACCGAAACCCCGAACCGCCAGATACACCCACCATGCGCGAATCTTCCACATGCCATCCTCTATGCAGATTCGCTGAAGTTCTTTATCGGCCTGTTCCCGCCACCTTTCCGAAATCAAACCCTCACGCATAAGCTGGTACAGAGCGTCGTGGACAAGTGACCCTCTCATGAAGTTCTTTGTGTCGATTGTGGGACCGCTGGGACCGTCCCAGGCATACCCCTTGTTGATGATGAGAACACCATCCATGCTCAGAACGATAAAGTCGGTAACTACAATATGTTCTCTTGGAATTATTGATACCTGCTCGCTATGACCTGCTGACAACTGGTATTTGTATCCGTCACGATATCGTATTTTTTTAGGCATAGGACCCCTCCTATCATAGAGAAATATTCTAACTAAATTAACCGATGGTAGTAGAAACTCAAGACACAATTAATCAACAAAGCCTGTTTTGTATACGGTGCGAGTCCCCTGTTTTGTCGCTGTCAATATCTCCCCGCGTGGATTGCCGCTGAGTCCGACATGTACCCATCCAGTCGGGCCAAACTCATAAATGATCTGATCAAATTTACCAGCCATATTCTGAGCAATCCAGCGGCACACATCAATGTTCGGGACTCCCGACACCTCAAAGTCTGCGGCATGGGCGAAACGGTGAGCAGACGTTGCTGATCCACCTACTGCCGCATTGACGGCGGGAGAGCGGAAACAGCTGGTGACGTGGATCGATGCTTTAAAATGTGCGCGTACTGTTTCCAAAAACTCAGCCACCTGCTGCATATTTACAAGCAGATGTTTAGGGCATACGTTCGGCAAGCCAAGTCGTATTGCTGTTGATGATCTTTCCATTTCTTCGCGGGTAAAGTGTTCGGTAAGTTTCATAATTAAACCTCCTGACCTTTCAGAAAATAATAGTAACAATCCGCAATCTGATAATAGCCCACCGTGTCGGGGTGAACACCGTTATGTTGCCGGGTTGTGGTCATTGTCGTGCGGCTGTTCCAGGTTGCTGATGCGGAAAACGGCATATTATGCAGCGTATCCAGGCAGGTAATCAGCGGCACCAGATAGACGTTATCAACACCGGTACGAGCTTTGAATTGATCGATAACCTTGCGGGCCAGAATAGTATAGTTGCGTTTTACCCGCCACCGTGGCTGACCGCACTGGTAATCATCGCCGAACGCGTCCTGAGAGTATGAAACCGGAGTTGTTACGCAGATACCTATTTTAATGGCGGCATTGTAGGCCCGGATGTTGGTTATCATTGCCTCGATCTTCGTGCTGAATGTTGTCCATGCTGTGTTAACCGCTGAATCTGAGGTGTGATTGAAAAAGTCATTTATGCCGAGGTTGATAAATACGTAATCAACTCCTGCGTAACCGTGGGTGCTCATGTACGTTGAGAAATTGAATGCACCGCTGAACACAAACGGGCTGGTAACATCGGTGTAAAACAGGTTCGCGGTCCAGCCGCTGATTCCCTCATGTAGGTTTCCGGCGGTGCCTTTGGTGCCGAGGCAGGTAATGTCCATGGCATCAGCACCAAACAGGGTGTTGAGTTCCGTTACCATGATGCCGTTGGCTGTAGTGCTGTCACCGATGATCAATATTTTTCGGTTGGCTCCGGTTCCAACTGATGCCGCTTTTATTACCAGAGAGGCCGTTGCTGTTGCCAGAGCGGTTTCGGAGTTCTTAAGATACGCTTCCAGTTGCAGTGTGGTTGTGGCCGCCGCTCCCGGAGTTGCTGTCCAGCGTTCATCCTGCTGCTGCCCTACCGTACAGGTAGCATTCCAATTGAAGTCAGTGGCATTGCGGTTGATGAGGTTGTCAAAATAGACGCTGCACTCCTTGCCGACCAGACCGTAAAGCGTGGGGGGGAGGACAATATCCGGAGTATCGGCGGCGGCGTTGATGTGAGACTGTACCAGCGGATCAATCAGAGCCAGCGGCAGGAACAGGCCGTAATCAGTGTATGCTGTCGAGACGGTATTCTGTTCGACCTGTGCCGCTCCAAGATTGGCGTCAGGTATTGATACCCTCACGTATGCAGCGTTGGCCGGGCTGACGGTACCGGCAGGGAATGTTGATGCACCGGAAATAAAAACCTTTGCCGCCGTGTAGAACGCATAGTGACTGCCGACGTTGTACGAATAGGCGGTGCTGGGTAATATGGAGATGTAGTCTGAAGCGCTGTAACTCCCACTTTCAGACAGTGCCCCGGTTATCCAGTTAACATAATAATAAGTTGTGAGCGTTGCCGGATTGAGCAGGTTTTTAGTGAACGAGAAAGCGTCTATTTTTGCTTTCTGAATGGCAGAATCAGCTCCGGCGTTTACATTGCTTGCCGCCGCCCCTGCTGCCATCTTTGCCGATGTGACGGCAAGATTTTTTATCGACCCTGTATCAAGGCCAAAGGTATAGGGCACGTAGCCGGTGTTGGCGCTGCCGGTTTCTACCTGTGCGGAGGCTCTGCTCGCCTGGGTAAACGATACCCGCAGATAGGCGGCATTGGCAGGACTGGTAACAGCTCCGGGACCGGTACCGCCGGAGATATACACCTTTGCCGCAGTATACCAGGCATATCTATAATCAGTAGCGTTGTAATACGCAGTAGAGGGTGAAAAAGCAATCCAGTCCGATGCCTCATAAACAGGACCGCTAAACAAGGCTCCTGTAACATGGTAGACATAATAGCCAAGCGTGTCAGTGGTTATATTCAGTTTATTTTTGCCGATGGTGAAAGCGTCAATTTTAGCCTGCTGGATCAGAGCATCAGTACCGGCGTTGATGTTGGTTGCCGAAGCACCCAGCGCCATTTTCCCGCCGGTAATTGAGGAGTCACGGTATTCCGTTGTTGCCGTCCCAAAAGTATAAGCCTCGAAAGCAGTTGCGGAGCTCCCCTGCTCAAACTGTACGGTGCTGTAACCTGCGGCCAGTACGGTGATGCGGATATATGCGGCGTTAGCAGGACTGGTGATTGCTGCGCCCCCCCCAGCAGCACCGGAGATAAACACCTTTGCCGCCGTGTACCACGCATAATAGAGGTTTGGGGCATTGTAATAGGCGGTGGACGCTGCTACTGCAATCCAGTCCGAGGCGCAATACGACCCGCTGTCAGAAAGTGCTCCTGTGGTTTGATTGACAAATTTAATGGTAGTTACTGTTGCCAAATTGAACAGGTTTTTGCCAATTGTTTTGCGTGCGGCGGCGGCTTCTATAACGGCTACCCTGTCAAACGGAGACTGTATCCATCCGCCCGATCCGTTGGGGTAGTAGTTCCCGTTTAAAGCAGGGCTTGGGTCCCCGCCCACATAGCCCACCTTGTTTGGGGAGCTGGATATCGCACTAAGAGCAGCATAAGTTGATACCCCGATTTGAGCGGAAGATTGCCCGACCTCTACTGCACCCATCCTGGCATTAAGATTGTTGTATTGGGGTTGGAGACTGGCGGCGGTATTGCTTGAATCTGTTGCGCTGGAAGATGCTGCAGCTGCGAAATTACCAGCTGATGTAGCGCTGTTTTCTGCTGCATTTTTTGCCGCAGTTGCACCAGATTCAGATGCAGCACTAGCAAAAGCACTTGCAGCAGCACTATCTTTCAAAATTACCACCTGTGACGTTACGCTCTCCAACGCATCAAGCTGCTGTCTGCTTTCCAGATCGTTTATCTTGTTGTCATTGTCCTGTGAGATCATTGTCAAGCGGTCAAATACATCCTCATGAACCTCCGGCAGAAAGTTACTGCCCTGATTTCTGATCGATACCTTCTGAGTCGCTACCGTTGCCCGTTGAATCAACAGGTCTTCCCCGGTTGCAAGCGCAGTTGATAGCGTCAGTGAACCCCCTGCATACGTTGCCGCCCCGCTGATGGTGTAATCGTCACCTTCCGCCAGCAACAGGCGAATCTCTCCGGCAGGGTTTAGTTCATCCGGTAACGGGATACGATAGACCTTCATGTCCGTATTCGCCATAAATCGGAATGTCCATGTGAACGGGCCTGTGCTGTTTGAACCATGGAAACGCTTGCTGTTGTCTGTTGCTGATACTGTCATCGTTTACCCCCCTTTTAATTTTTCTTCGGTTTCCCGAACAACAACGACAGCAGATTGCCCCGGCCGTCGCTCAACTCTTTCATACCCTCAACCGTCCGCTGAACCTGCGTTGCCGGATAGTGGAACAGGATACCGCCCAAACCGTTACCAGCTTTAATCAATGCCTCGTCAATCTCTCCCTGACCTACTTGCTTAAAGAACTTGATTATCGAAGAATATACCCTAGCACCGGCAGGCCCTTCATAGCCCTGAAAACCTGAAAACATCGAACCGAGTTCACGGAATCCGATAAATCCGCCCGACAGATAGCCCAACTGTTCCCCGGCCAGCTTCAAAAGCAGTTTTTCATCATCAGGATCACCCCCGCCTATTGCCCGTTGAATCGATTCTTTCAATGCCACCGTCAGGACTACAGGCACGGTGTAGAGCATGAGCATGTCAACCATGAACCGCCCGACCTCTGCCGGATTCTTGAAATGCGTTCTACCGGCAGACTCAGCCGCCAGATTGTAGGTTGTGGAAAAGAACGAATAGAACGTGGTGAACATCTTTTTCATCGGTCCCCCGCGCTGGATACGCGCAAGGTCTTTCATCTGCCCCGATGCTTGCGAGTCGATAACGGCCTGATCCGCTTCGGCCACCGCATCCGCTTCGTTGCCGTGTTCGGCCATGCTCTTTTCGTACTGTCCAAGCCACGTTGGAATATCAACCACTTTCTGGCATTGCTGGATGAGGTAGAAAAACGAATCACGTACCGAATTTGGGATAACCCCCACGGTCATCTGATTTTGAATTTCAGCAATCTCCCTGTTTTGTGTCATGGCCCGTGTCTTCATGAAGTCAGACTGTGAATAAATCCAATCGGCTGTTTCAATCATCCGTTTCGGGGATCCTATCCACCGGCCTATTCCCTTCCCTACCCATTGCGGCCCGATCCTGACAATCGACTGAGTGAGTCCAAGAGGCTGCATCATGGACGTAATCAGGTTGTATCCGAGGCCAGCAGTTGAGATACCAACCCTCGTATATGCCATGAACTTTTCAAAAGCTTCTTGCGCCGGGATATCGCCCACGGCCACGTCGCGCACTCCGTCAGTGAATACCCGGTACGCTTCCATTCCGTAGTTGTCCCTGATTGCTTCCTGAAGCTCCGTTGTTCCCAGTAGCCGGTTTACATCGACAAGCATTTCATGGTGCGTCAGGTCGTGAATAACCTGGTTGAAGTGCTGGAAAATCGTATCGATTGAAAGCGACAAAGGCCGATTGACCGCTTCAAGCCGCGCCTCTGTGTGACCGTGCCGCGTGGTTGCCTTTGTAAAGGCTCCACCCATCATCTGTTTGTAAACCTCTGCCTCTTCCTGTCCTCCGGTTTTGGCCGTCTCTTCCCGGTCGTATTTGATAGGGAAGTATCCACCCTGGATGGTGCCGAACTTTGTTACAACCGGCATGGTCTCGACCTTCTTAGGAGCCACCCCGTTGACGCGCTTTTCCTTCGCTTCAATCTCCGGCCAATAACTTTCAAGCATTCCCCATATATTCTCAACAAACTGCCAATCCCTTTGATCGAGTGTCGAAACAATGGCTTCTACTTCTGTTGTAGAATACATGGACGCAAGTCTCTGACGGTTGCCCTCGTTCCCCATATTGAGAGCAACCATGATGCGGCCCCATTTGGAAATAGAATTGTTGATTTCGGGAATGAACTCCCTTCTGTGCATCTTGGTACGTTCAAGCCCTGAGTAAACGCGGAATATCTCATTCAGCTTCGTAGCCGCTTCCGCCCTCATCATCGCTTCACGATCCCCGGCAACATTCATCGGCCTGATGAGCATGTTCCAGATTGCCCCACCGTCCTGTCCGCCGTCCATCTGCCGCGCCAGTGACGACATTTTACGGTGCGATGCAAAGTAGTTCTCCATGTACTTCCCGGGAAGATCCTGAGGAAGAGTTTTTTCCGGCTTGCGTGGTTTCCGCCCTTTGCTGTTTAAATCAATACTTGCCGCGCCCTCTTCGGCCACCTCTATGATGTCCCGCTTCAATTCATCCTGAAGGAGTTTACCTTCTGTTCTGGCAAGGTGAACGATAGCTTCAACGGTATCCTTTACGTCCACCAGCTCGCCAAAGGTCAACGAGCGATAGTTGACCTGCTTCGCCTCTTCCATAACTGATGGTGCCACCGGTGGAGCGTACCCGTGCGCCTTCTCATAACGGTCCATACAATCGAGTAGACTTTCCCGCGCGTCCAGCTCTGCGCCGGTCTTCCGCCTGAATTCGTACTTGTCCAGCAAGGCGTTGACCTGATCAAGGTAATCCTGCCCCGCCTTTCCGATCCGCTGTTGTACCTTGCCAGCTTCCAGACCGCGCATGTATGACGATATCTTGTCGGCTTCTGCCCGCGCTTCGGTTGCTTCACGGTATAGGAAGTGATTAAGCAATTGCCGTTGCTTCGCCTGTGACGCCTCTGCAAACTGGCCCTTTCCGTTCAGTTCAAAGGCTTCTTTACCGGCCTTTGCCTCAGCCCTGCCGAACTTACCGGGGAGTATTTCCGATACTTTCAGGCCAGCAATGTGGCGCCGTGCAGCTTCCTTGAAAAACTCAATGGGAGGGATGGACTCAGCGGCCATCTTCTTTGCCGCCCGTGCGCGATCCTTGTCCGCCCTGATGCTTTCTTTCAGGTCGTCAATCTCTGCCTGTTTCGCGCCCCTCTCAATGGCAACGGCAAGCTTCCTTTCCGCTTCCATCCAGCGACGTTCATACTCCCGCTCTGCTTTCTCCCGATCAACCGCCGCATTTACTCCCGCCTGGACGAACGGCTTGACCTCTTTCACCTTGCGCCGAATCGCCTTCAACTCTTCGCGCAAAAGCTTTGCCTGCTCTTCGTTATGAACAGCGTTGATTGCTTCATCTGCAATCTCTGCCGTGTTCATAGTGCCGTACTGCTCATTCATGCGCCGTTCAGTCTCTTGCTTGACGTATTCCTTGAGCTTCGGAACTTCCATCATCTTCTTGATCATTTCATCGACAGAGGAAAACCCGAACATCTCAGCGACAACGTGAGGGGAAATACCGCCTTCATTCCGGTACACATCACCAAGGCGCTTTCTCATCCCCTTGACCGTGGCGGCATCGTACATCTTGACCAACTCGGAACCGGAGAACTTGAACGATTGACCTTCAAAAGTGGATCCATCAAAGAGCTTTCCGGTATAAAGGAAGTTCAGTACTTCATAAACCGGCTCTTGTTTCGCTTCGGCCTCGACCTCTTCAGCCATCTTTGCCCGTGCTTCTTTCCACCATGCCTGATGAGTACGCTTGACCTCTTTCAGCTTTGCCCGTTCGAGCCGGTCCTTTGCATCTTCGTGCGCCTGTTCCGCAAGTTTACGGTAAGCGTCAAAAACGCTCTGTGACATGCCTGCCTCTTCAGCCGTGGCAAAGATACTCTTCACGTTCTGTTCACCCTCTGCCGCCTTGATTTCATCGTCAGTGGCAAGCAAACGATCAAACACCCCGCGCACATCGTCGGAAAGTTCTACGTTCAGGGATTTCAGGGAGGAATAAACCGCCTTCAGCCATGTCTTGAATCTCTGGAACACGCCGCGCAATTCCTGAGACGGTGCATTCCCCTCGTAAAGATACGCTTCAAAGCCCCGTGCAAACTTCTCCGACTGTTCAACCGTCAAGGATTGCTTGTCAGTTGCGCCGAGCCATGAAAGGATTGTTTGATAATCGCGCTTGAGCGTTTCCGGTGCGTTTTCGTGCGTTGCCAACCTGCCTAAAACTTCATGGTAGTAATGACCGAGTTCGTGAATGAAGGTCGAAGCGTCAGCATCTTTCAGAAGAGCTATTTCAAAACCGGGTACGTTATCGCCGAACTTGATGTATCCGCGCTTCACGTCCTTTTTTGATTGAAATGATTGATTCATCACTTTGCCAGCGTCGGCAAACCGATCCACACTCTGCTGCATCATCTCCATGATCTTGCTGTTATCGGTCTGCGCCAAGTCCACGCCCATCATATCCAGCCATTGCGCCAGTTCATCATGGATCTGTTTCTGGTCTATCAAGACATGGTTGGTAAACTCTGGTGAATACTTCGCCTGTCCGCGCATCTCGTTTGCCAGAGCATCAAGCAAGTCCTCAGTTGTGGCCCCTTCCGGCAAATACTTCTGATCAACAGCCAATTGCCGCGCCTTGTCCAGAGAAAGCCCGTTTTCACGCAGCATCTTTTTCTTGAACTTCAAACCCTTATCGACATCCATTGCCGACAGATCGCCCCGGTCATCCTTCACACCTTTTTCTCTCAGCAGTTCACCAAGGGAAGGACCGAACATCTCCGACTCTTTGACCTGCTTACCTGATCGAAGCGTATCAAGCATCTCCGCAAGTTTTGCCGTCTGCTGCTGTTCGGTGAAGGAAGGTTGACGCTGAAGAGCAGCCGGGAGTTCCCCCCGCGTCACGCTGATAGGAAATTGAGCCATTAGAGTGTCAGCATCATAGCCGTACCTTTGCGCCAGTGTAGCAAGCCCTTTTGCCCTCAGTGTCGCATTCGCCTGCGCTTCTGATGGATTCTGATTGACACCGATCAACTGACCGTAGGTATCATCATAAATCCGCTGATAAGCGTCCTGATACTTGGCATCTTCAACCGGTGGCACGGTTTCGGAAATAGTCTGAAGAAGATCGTTCACGGTCTTTTCGTGATCCTGTCCAAACGCTTCCGCCTCCCGTGCCGTCATGCCGGTCAATGATGTACGCGCATCCTTTGCCAGTTCCCCATAAAACGGGGCATCTGCCAGCCGCGCAAACTCTTCCAGAGGGATAGCGACATCTCCCCCGGTAGCCTGCGCCTCGTAGAATCGTTTTGGATCCGATAATATCTGCTCTGCAGCCTGTCGTGGATCCATCCCTTGTGACTGAAAAAGCTCGGTGAACTTATCCACCGGGACATAGATGTCTTGTACTGAACCATCCTGTTTTATCTGTTTTACGATTTCCTGCAAAGCAGACGGCAACCGTGCAAATACCTTTGAAGCCTTTACCGAATCACCCAAAGCAATAAGGAAGTCTGATTCCTCTTTTGCCGCTTGATACTTTTCTACAGAAGAACCTATCTTTTCAAGTCCCTTCGCCGTTGCTACCATGCCGCCAGTGCCTATGATCGTAGCAATGAACGTCTGAGCCGCTGCCGATGGTCTTTCTTCCAGATATGACGAAAATGGCTTGTCAGGATTCGTTACCGCCCATTCGTTCAGGTCTTGTGAAAGAGTTGCTACCTGCTCACCTAATACGTCAGGGCCAAGCACGTTCTTTAATGCTTTGGCAAGCGTCGTCTTTCCTTTCATTGCATCGACAAAACGTAAAGCAGGTATCATTTCAGTTGCGTATTCAATCGCGCCCTGAGAAGCCCCGAACAGCGAAGAAGCAAGTACACTATGTCCCGAGTCCCTCGCTTCTCCATATGACTGACCACCTTGGCTTGCTGACATACCCAAAAGCATAGGTGTTGCACTGCCTGACAATAAAGTCGCTGGCATCATAAGTAGGTTTTGGCCTAACGACTCTATCCCCGAATAAATGCCTGTTTCAACCAGACCTGCCCCTTCACGCTTGCCTCGCAGATACTTTGCCGTCTCTCCCGCGCCCTTCTGTTGTTCAGTTGAATATTGCGCCAGCTTACCGCCAACGTCTGGTAATCCGGTTATCTCTGAGAGTGGCTTTGTAAGAGTTTGAAGAAGATCCCCCACCACGCGGGGAGCTGACCATAAGCCCTGAGACGTTGACCATGGGACAGCCGCCAAAGATCCGGCACCATTTCTGAACTTTGATATTACCGTTTCAATGGTGGAAAGTTCTTTGATATCGTCATGGGCAATCTTGGCATTCTCAGGGTTCGACAACCATTCAGCGGTGCGGGGATAATGAGAGGGGAGCATCTGCATTTGCTCTACGGTTGCCCTCCGTTTCGCCTCTTGACCGTTGTCAGCCCGTAGCGCTTCAGTCGGCATCCCGACACGTCGCGCCAGAGTACGCAAGTTCGCTTCCTGATCTGGATTGACATCAGCTGACAGGTAAGCAGCCCGACCAAGGCGACTTGAAGTCTGATTGTCCAGATCGTCAATTATCGAATCGTACTCGTTGACTCCCGGCATTATTTCGCCCCCTTACTCTGCTTCTTGACATAGACCTGAATAATCGCCGCGTCACTTGAAGATCTACCTCTGCCAGATAGCGCCTTCCTGATTTTATCCGCTTCAACTTTCGGTACATCGGCGAGAGTCATTTTGTAAGCCGACTTGTCAAATCCCCACGGTATATCCACTTCCATCAGAGCTTCACGCGCAAACTGTGTCACATGTTCAGGAGATGGTTTCTCTTTTGACAGAAAGATTCTATCGGCGACAAACTTCTTGACGGCCTTCTCCTCGTCGCTTTCTGGCTTGATATTTGCTGCTTTAATGACTTTATCGACTCCCTTTGCTTCAGCTAGGATATGATCCGGGTCGTAACTCTTCTGCCGTGTCTCCAACTTCTTACCATCTTCAGGGGATAGCGCACCCATCGCCACCATGCCTTCAAGGTCAGCATCAACCAGAGCTGCAGGATTGCCCCATAGACCGGAATAGTTTCCGTCCTGTTTCTTCTTCAATGCCAATCGTTCAGCCTTTGCCGTTTCGCGCTCCTTGCGGTATTCGTCACGGTCCTGCTTCGCTTCCGCCCGGTCAATCTTTGCCTGCTTACGATCCAGCGCCGTACGTGATTCAGACTGAATACTTCGGAGAATATCGTCGGCTTTATCAGGATCGGTATCAACCAGGTTCGTCCAATCTTTATTGTCGAAATCAGAGAGAGAAGGTATTCTCCCTTCCCGCCGAGCGTTCGCCATTGCCTTACTGATCGGTCGTGATGCTTCCTGCCGTGCTATCCTGATACCTTTTTCGCGCATTGCGGCCATTTGGCTAATCTGTGCTTCGGCAATATTCAGAGCGTCCGGATTGTCCTTGAGATCCGCCTGAGCTTTGTAAAGAGCGGATTCAACAAGACCGTCAAGTTCGTTTGGATCTTTGACCCCGGCAAACGTGGCACCTAGAGCAAGTGCGGTATTCATGCCTACCTGTTTCGTCACCAGCTGTTTCATAGAATGCTCAATTTTAATTGCATCCATGCCGAGCATCTTGTCTTTGTTGGCCTCAAAATATGTTTTGGCCTTAAGCGGATTATCAACGGACATCTTCTCAATTACGGCCTTGTGAACCATTGATTCCCAGGTGTCCACCTTTGCCTTGACCGCTTGAGGGGGCATACCTTTGTTTTCGGTGTCGGTCATGATCACTCCCAGACCGTACTTCCGCTCCTGTTCGATACGATCCGGATCTTGAAAGTGCATGACGATATTGTTTAACGTTGATTCGAGGCTCGCACGATTGGCAGTCTCGGCGTAACTCTTCAATTCTCCGCTTACATGCCGTTCCAGCTGCTTGTCTATTTCCACTCTCCGCTGTTGGGCAAACAGCTTGAACGTATTCTTCGCATCCGGTGAAGCAATACCGTTTTCAATCTCAAGCGCAGATTCGTCAAAAGCCTTAAGAGTCGGTTCTGTTATGGTGAATGCCTCCTTGCCCCGCTTGCCGATAACCCCGTTCTCCGGATGGTACAGAAGATCAACCTCTTTCTGGTCGAGCTTTGTTCTGGCTTCAATCGCCATGGTACGGATAGCCTTTTGATGCTCTTCCGTAGCATATGCCATCATCTCGCCACCGGCCTTTTGCATTCCCGCCCCAAGTCCTGCCCCGAACGCTTCAGCGCCAAGACCTTGAGCACGGGGAGCATTGATACCTTGAGTAGGCGTAACCGCTGTCGGGTCCATGCGCGGCACCCGGGGAGAGGTCATGATTGCGGTACCGGTTATTACGTTGAGCCTGGAACGGTTCACTCTCATCTTGTACCCGCCTTGTACCCGTAGTATGAGTTTGAAGCCCCTCCCAGAAATGTACCGGCAGCGTTCAAATATCCGGTTCGTTGCGCAGCTGCACCCTGAAACTCATCAAGCGTCGATTGGGCCTTGTACCCCCAGGCTTCCCGGTGAGCATTGTTGACCGTTCTCAGCGCGTCCAACTCTCCCAGTCCTGCGGTTTCAGTCAGCAACGCCAGCGGTGTACCGGTGCTGATCGACACACCTGACATTGCCGCCCCTTCCGCCTGTGCAGATGCAACCTGCCGCGCCTTGTCACGCTTCAACGCCGCCTCACTTGCGCCCCGCTGCAAAGCATCCTGAGCCTTCATCCTGCCCATTTCTGCATTGTAGTTTGCGGCGTCCTTCTGGCTTTCTCCCGCCTGTACTTGAGCGTATGTGGATACTCCAGCCGCAGCAACTGAAGCTATTGCTGCTATGGTAGCCGGTTCGCATGTGCTGATTGCTCTGGCATGGATGATTGTGAGTTTCATGCTATCTCCTCAGTGTGAAGTGGTAAAACGGGACGTTGCGTATACCGGCAGGAACGGGAGTATCAGATACGGTGAAGCCGATCCACCGGAGCCATTCGATTGCTTTGACGTTGGAAGCCGCCACATAGTTTGACAGTACCGGATACAGCTCAAGCATCTCTGCAATCTTTGGTCGGTTACGCCGCAAGAACATGACGGCAACAAGAGGATCATCAAGTAACTTGGTGCCGACCATCCACGGTCGGCCATGGCCAGACAGCATCACGCCTATCGGAGCCACCCCGAACATGCACACAGGCTCATCATCAACCATTCCAGTCCAGGACACGGTGGATAGCCTGAGAGCCTGTTCCAGCACCTGCCGAGCAGTCCGGTAGTTAGCTGCAAACTCCAGACGGTCGGCATCTCTCACATTGGCGGCAACCATAGCGATATGCTCCGGTTGTGCCGGTATGATTGTCGCCTTACGCCCCACCGATTGCAACCTCAGGTATCGCCGCTAGGATAGTTGCCGGTAATGGATTGGACTGACGCACAAACACCCTGCCACCCTCTGACCAGTCGGATATGATGTTTGCTTTGATGGTGCCTGTTTCCGATGACACCGGAGTCCCGTACTGACCTGACATCATCGGCATGATTCCGAGCAGATGGTCCGCATCCGGTCCCGCTTGCAAGCCGCGAGTGTCTTCCACAATCAAGGTCACGCTGCGTACGTTCTTCACCTTGTCCTGCATCGACTGACCCTGGACATTGAGATCAAGTGTTTCAAAGTCGGAGTCATACGGCAGGCCCACGTGTACCACCGTTGCGGGGGATTCAAGAGTAATGGATCCATCGGTTACTACCTGCTGCGCCTGGACGTTGCCATCAGCCATCACTGCTACCGTTTTACCTTCCAGATGTGCCAGCCCTCCAAAAGTGTTTCGGGCAAACTGAATGCCGGTGACCGTGCCGCGCAGTTCAACGGGTACGGTCTTGGATGGTTGCACCTTCACCACCGTAGCAGATACATACTCAGTGATCGTGAGGCGCAGCAACGTTCCGTCGGCAGCAGTGGCAATCATCACGTCATTAACATCACCACTGCCGGTAAAAAGATTAGTGTCTGAAATGAAGCCCATCGTTTCCGTGTACAGCCAGTCTACAGCGCCGGACAAATGCCACTGAACCGCAGTCAGATCAATATCGACACTGGCTATGGTTACGGTGCCTCTGCCGTCATAGGTCAGGCCGCTATCCACAAAGAAAGCGTCCTTGATATCGGCAAAGAACCTGCTGGAAAACCGCTCGATGTATCGCTTGGTCTGACCGCCTATTGTCCGCTTCACTACCGCATACACGGAGTCTTCGTTCCCTTCCGGAATAGAGCATATTGACTCAAAGAGACCGTCGGTGTCATGCCGGTGCCAGCCCACAACGTCATGCTCAGGCATATAGGTAAGTCCCAGTAACCCGCCGTCATCCATCACGATCCAGACCGTTGAAAATGGAACTTCCTGAAATGCCCACTCTCGGACTGTCTTATTGAACAGCAGATGAGAACCGGTCATGGTAAGGTCTTTACCTTCGTACGAATCAGACTCGAAGAAATACCCCATGGAACGGATGGAACCGCCCTTTTCCATCACAAATAGCGCCTTTTGCCCCACCACTACAGGCGGCACATGCGAAGCCCCACCCTTCCCCTGAAAGTCCACCAGTGGCACGGGACTATTCTGATCCTTCTTGATTACCCATGCTCCCTCATTTGTCAGAGCCACCAGTTCCCGCAGCCCGACAAAGTGACGTATTTCGTTTGCGCGGCGTGAGTTGAGATCAAAGGTTATTGCATCATCATCGAGGATCGGGTTTGATTGCCCGAAGTCGGCAAAACCGGCTGTGCGGGATTCCCACACCGTTTGTGGCCGTGCAGTACTCCCACCGAATACCTGCCGCTGCTGATGATATATTGCCGCCGCTGGATAGCCCTGTTCTCCTCCCCACGCTTCGAATGCCCATTTATATGACGCGGTTGCAGAGAGTGTCTTCGCCGCTGTACCTCCGCTGGTATACGTTTGGTCGGTATTTATAGTCACTCTGAAGTAATTTGCGTCAACTACAGTTATTGTCCATGTAGCATTCAACGTGGTCAGACCAGACACACCGCTGATTGTGACCGTGTTACCGGTTGCAAAATCATGAGCCTCACAATGCACAATCACGTAAGCATCGACTGGTGGATCGAACCCACTGTAACCATATGCAACCGCACCGGTTATGGACTTTGAAAATGTCACGTTCACCAGCGTATCGGGTATCAATGACAGTACCGTGACAACAGCATGCCGCGCATCAGTCACTGACGTTATTCTGGCTATGCCGTAGCCGGAATGCTGGTACTGCCAAGGGACTCCAGGGTCACCGTCATATTCCAAACCATCCAGGGTAGACGGCCTTACTGTGCCGGTTGTACCGTTTGCTAGCGCCTTGTAATAACTGGTACCGCCTCTCCGTATCTCATTGACGGTTATTTCTTTCTGTACTTCCCATCTCCGTACGCTCTCAGATTGCACGTTCGAATCAGCTTCGAGATACAGCAATCGCCCTACCGCATCTGCCGTGAAAATGTCCCAGTTTGATACCAGAGTGACCGTACCAACTTGTCCGCCTGTGACGGACATGGTTTTCCCGGTATCAACATTAATGTCAAGGAACGGGCCGCTGGTATTGCTGAATTCTGATAGCGTCCATGAAGTAGCAGAAAGCCTGCTCAACTGGCGCTGTTTGTAACCGCTGTGGCAGATAGTCATCACGTCCAGAGACTGAACGTAATTGAGTACGGCAAGATCGTTTTCCAGATATGGCGTAACAACCTCAACAGGGATATCGTCAACTGATACATAGGCGCCGTTCTGGATGAACCGTATATATCCCTCTCCCACTTCCAGCACATACGCCTGAGATGATGAAAAGATGAAGTCTATCAGCCTGACCCGTTTTGCCGAGTTCTTGATCTCTGTGCAAAAACGAGTACCCGGTCGATTGGTAACGCCGCCATACGGCCTGACTATGAAGTTACGGCACGTCTTAAGAGCGGTGTAATATCGGGCAAGATCAACCCTCGCATATAACGACGGGGCAAACTCTCCGGATGTGAAGCTTGGTTGTGCGATTGCTGCCATGTGGTCCCCTTACATTCTCGCCCGTACGAACTCTGACTCTGGTTGAACATCCGCCTGTTCTTCGTTGAGAGCCTGCGCCGTAGCTTCTGCAATCTCTTTTTCATAGGCAGCAGCAGCATTGCGCGAATGGTCGATAGTCTTTGCCAGCGGAAGGGCTACTTCAGCAGACAAGGCCCATGCGAACGCGCTTCTGAACTTGGAGTTATACAGGCGAGGATTTGTGACAAGTTTGGTGTACTCGATAACTGCCTGATCCTGCCCGGTGCAGATCGTCAAAGCGTCGGTATCATCAAGCGCCAACTCGAACGGAACTTTGTTAGTTATCGTCCATTCTCGGAACGTGTCTGCCGTCATCCCTGATTGATAAGGAGGATACAACGCCCTGATTGCCACACAGTCATTCGGATACTCGTAGCGGTACGGCCATTTGAAAGGAGTTGAACCGCTCTGCTGCAAGGTCACAATCTTTCGGGCAAACGGCCATGGAGCCGCCGCAAGTACCCGCTCACGCACCTCGTCAAACACCGCTATCAGTTCGATAGCTTCTTTGGTCCGAGCCGGAGGAGAAAGAGAATCAATCTTCATGGTTATGCCAATACGGGCAAGCGCAAGGTTTGCAATGGAAACATCATCTACTGCCATTTTTGTTACTCCTTTCCGTTATACGCATATCCCGTTGTTGATTAGTGCGGTGCGAAGCTGGTTGACCAGTGTCAGTGCTGTAGCAAGGTCAGTAGCAGCGGCACGGACTGTGGCTTTACCTTGTGGTGTGGATCCGTTGCAACCGAACTGCCCTGATACTTGAAGGTATGGGGCGGTAACGTCCATGCCTGCGGCGGTGAGGGTGATAGTGTTGCTGCTGGTTTCGTCAGATGCATAAAATCCAGTGACCGCATCCAGATATAAAAACGAACCCCCTCCACTAAACGAAAAACCCGCAACAGAAGCAAATGTCCCATAGGCGTCGCACTGAGCGTTGAACTGACCGATACCAACTGCCAACGAAGCGTTGCCGTTTACCGCATCTACACTGGTTAACCCCGCAACAGTGGTATCTATAACAATCTGTTGAAAAGTGGTTGCGCTGTTCGAACTCCTCAGATTAACCGGCCCCACTCCGGTCACTCCGACGTTATCCAGCGCCAGGGTTTTTAATCCGTCGGGGGAGGTTTTATTGAGGTATCCGCTTAAATCCTGATCCCCGGTATTGTTGCCAGATACTGCATTCAATGCGGTACGGTTACTGTGTGCAATGTTGGAGTGGATAAACGAGCCCTCATGGGTTGTCACCGCCCCAGCAGCTCCCTTAATGCCACGAAGGATCGTGTTATTCAGTTGTTGCTGATCTGTCGCCATGAGGTTTAGTCCTCTCCAGAGCCGTATAATGATTTTGCAATAGCAGCCTTGTCCATCGGTTCGCGCTTCTTTGCCGCAGCTTCAAGGCCGAGTTCGGTGATTTGCAGAGACATTCTCATTTCCGGCTCTTCGCCCTGGCATTCCTCTTCGCTGCAACTGGTGACCTTGACAACAGCCTGAAGCGTCATTGTGTCGCCTACCTTTGGCAGTCCCGATATGCCAAGCGCCTTCAATTGCTCGTTCTGCAAGGTGAGTTGCAAGCCCCACGGGTAGCGTGGTTTATCGCTGTCACACGAACAAGGGGAACAACAACAGCAGCCTTCCGATTTACCCTCTGATTTTTCCATTGCCATACTGACCATTGTCATGTTCCACCCCCGTTTATTTGTTGCGTCTGAATCCACCTGTTTTTGCCACCTGCCGTCTTTCGGTTCTGTTTGAAGGTTCAGCAAACGTCAGCCATACATTTAACAAGAATCCAGTTGAAAGCTTCATAACTCGCCCCCGTTTATTGTTTTGCAGCACTGGTGAATATCGCTTTCCAGAAACTTGAATCCAGCACGTTCAGCACTTTCTGACCGATGTACACCAGGCTTGCCATCACCGCTGTACCTATCAGTGCCAGAATACGCCGCCGCTCTTTCACTATGTTTGCCAGGCTACGCAATGTTTCCGGCTCCATTTCCTGTAACGCAGAAGCCTGTTGCTCACTCAGGCCCCGGTTACAACCGCCACTCTCTGTAATTAGGAGCATCATGTTTGCCATCCAACGGGCATCAAGCTTTGACAGGGTATGACTTCTGCGGCTGTCTCCCGGTACCGGTTCCGGAAGCTCGGCAATCATGTTGTTAATCTTTGTATGAATATCCAGCTTCTCAGTCATGTGGCCCCCTCATATTGCATTAAAGTCTATCGGCTCAATGAAACGCCGGAACCGTCAAGCTCCGGCGCTCTATCAGCAGACAGCGGTTCAGATTACATCCTGATTACCTACACCTTTTGAATGATCTACTTCGGGTGAATTCTCATCATCAGACATGCCGGATGGTCCGGTTTCGTCTGTTGAGGATCCATCCTGATGCAGACGTATCAACTCCGCCAGATGCACCGCGCCATGTGTGGCTTTAAACTGGATACCGAGGCGCTTGCATTCCGCCCTGAGATCATCCCGGCCTTGTCCGGAGTTCTTGGCTGTACCCTGCCGAACATCTCTTGGAGCATCAGGCAACGTTTCACCGGCAATCGGGTTGCCTTTCTGATCACACGGGACCATCCACGAACCGCGCTTGCCTTCAAACCGGAATATCTCCCCGACCTGCCGTATCTGCCTGCCATCCCACCCTTCTTTAGTTGCTCGCACTAACATCTGTTATCACCTCCCTTTTCAATGTGTATTAAACGGTGTACCCAGATGCATACGTGCGAGTCTTGGCACTCTGCAGGTCTTTTGTCAGGAACGCAGAGAATGCTCCGGCAGTCAGGTCGGCTGTTGCAACCGTGTAAATAACTCCGACATAGCGTTTGCTGTTTGCCGGAATTTTCATCTTGAGCGCCTGATACCCTGCAATCAGAGTCGCCTTACCAACGGCCCCTGTTGACGCCAGAGTGGTAGGAGTACCAAGATCGGCAGTGTCGGATTCAACGTACTTGAAATCAACGGTCGCCGAACCGAGTGATGTAACAGCGGTATCAACCTGAATGACAAGATACGTGTCCTCACCAGTGCCGATATCTGCGCCTTTGGTGTCAAATGAATATGTGGAGGTAGTGCTCCCAGTTGTGGGGGCCTGTGCATCAGAGAATTCATTGAACTTGTCAATGTAGGTTGTGAGCAATGCTGCGACCAGCATCAGGTTAAGTTTCATTTTTGCAATCATGTGAATCTCCTCTCTGTTTTTAAGGTGGATTGATGACAGACCGCCCCATTACAGAGCGGTCTGACTATGGTCAAATTACACTACCTGCGCTTCTGTCAAGAGCAACTTATCTACAATTCTCACAGGAATTCCGTTCCACATGGTGACGCGTTTGCCTGCTACTTTCTCTTCAGTAAGAGTTGCCGGAGCAATCTTCTCGATAATGGCCTTACGCATAGCAGCCCGAACGGTACGATTGCAGTAAATGGCAACATTTCCGCTGTTGAGATCCTGAATACGCTCTTCAGCGTCGATCATAAAAGTGAGCAGGTTCTTCATAGCGGTCACATCGGTTCTAATGTTAGAGACATCGATGTTGCAGATACGGGATACATATCTCCAGTCCTTGACGCACATGCCCATGTCCCATTCCCAAAGGTCCATCAGCGCACGGTAACGGTTACCGACTGCATCAAATGCATCGCCCTCGCCAAGGTCTTTATGCTGAAGACCGGCCATGGAACCTTTGGGGAACATACCGAAAGCCGTTTCCTCGCCCCATGAGACAAACCAGATGGAGGTGTTATCGGAACCGGTACCGCCACCATCGATGATGTTCATTGAGTTAGCCGGTGATCCGGAACCGATATCCGAGAAACGCGGAGTAAGGCCTAGGAATTTTTCAGGGTCAACGTCGGTATCACCATACATGACTGCAGCGGCCATTTCCTGATTCATGGCCTCAATGAATGCAGAGTTTTCCGACAGGCGGAATGCGGCAGAGTTGCCGTTCAGAGCTGCAAGCTTCACGTCAATCTGTCCACGTGCCGAGAGCATCCCGCAGGTATCGTCTACCGTAACGGTGGAGCTTTTCGACTGTGGCACACCGTAATTCAGCTTGCGCCATGCAGCAGAGGGCAGGCCGGTACGGATGCTGGTCCGGTTACCGGTAGGAAGATTGCCCTCGATAAAAAGCATGTCTTCAAGGATCTCATTCTTCTGTGACAGCATCTCAACGATCTTCGGAACGTTGCCCTGAGGATCAAGACGCTTTGCCCAGTCTGCGAGAGTAAGTGCTGTGGAGCCGACGGCGGTTGTAGTCAGGATTGCCGCTCCCATGACGAGTTTAAGTTTCATTGTGTTGCTCCTTTCTGTGTTAAATGGTTTCGGTTTATCCGACATTGCAACCAATGGCCGCGCCTGTTTCTTCGATAAGTGTAGAAGCATCAGACGCAAAGCCGCCCCGTTTCCGTTTTACCTCCTTTCCTAAAATGATTATTTCATATCCGGCCATAATGACTTTGCCGTTGAAACTGTTGAAGCACCGCCTCCGGTCCCCTGGCTTTCAAAGCCATCCTCTCTCATCCTCATGCCGATCCGATACATTACCCTTATGAATTCGGGATGATTGCCAATACCAATCTCATCTACCATCTGCTTCAGCCCTGGAGCACCTGCCGCCAATGTATTGAATGCGCGAAGGGCTACAGAATCGGCTGATGATTGAGGATTTGCAGGGTCCCACTTTTTGACATCCGCTCCTATTTCGGGATCATTCTTCGCCGCTTCCAGCCATGATGTTTTGCGCTCTTCGTGGGCAGTAAAGATGCCGTCCATGACACGCTGGACTGTTTTGGAAGCAATATCCACCAGACCCTGCGCGTCGGCTTGCGTGTACCCTTTCTCTTTTGCCAGCGCCTTGAACTCGTTAACTATCTCCGAATCAAGCACAACACCTTCAGGTGCGGTGAATTCTGCATACTCTGCCGGTGCCTGATTCTTTTCCGCTTCCCCTGCCTTTACCTTGTCCTCTTCGGTTCGCTGTTCCTCAGTCATTGTGGCGCGTCTGGTATCTTCCGCCTGATTAGCCGAGACACGTTCCCGCTGTGCGGTGATTTCCTCAGGTGTGAACAGAGTAGAGATATCGCCGGTATCGGGTACATTGCCGCTACCATCGACACCGGAGCCGGAAGCATCGCCTGCGCCTTCCCCCTCCCCGCCCGTGCCGCTATCTGCTCCAATCCCCTCCGTTGTCCTCACTGCCGAAACTGTCACCAGATTCAGTATCCTTCTTGCTCCGTTCAAGCTCGGTCTGTCTTTTGCGTTCATCTTGTATCGCCTCCTTTTGCATAAGTAGAAAACTCTCCGGCAACTGGGACATGATATCCGCCAACAGGATCAATCCGAAGTTGCGTGAGCCTTCGTTGAATGAGGTTACATCTACCGCCCCTGCCACAAATGACGACCGGAATACTCCTGACGCTCCAAGCACCCTGTGCCATACAAACCGCCGTCCTGATGGTGTATCAAGCACACTTTGCAGATCCTCGCGCTCCTGTTCAATGCGAACAAACTCTCTGGTCTCTTTGAGATCCATTATGCGACACCCCCGCCCAGTCCTGTCATCAGTCTGGTCAAGGCGTTAACGCCTGATACGTCGGTTTCACTCAGAGACTTTGCCGCATTTGCCCCTTGTGCCATTGCTGGCATGGCCGCTGCCATCTGTTGCGCCTGTGCCGCTTTGGACCGCGCGTCTCTGTTTGCCTGTACCACATCATCAGGAATAACTATCTTCGCCGGTACTCCGGTCATTTCCCCGTACTCATCGACAATCTGATCATAATCTACCTTGTCATGCACGTCAGGGCGGAACGTGCCTATCTGTCCGACGAATCCAACAAACCGCTCAATCGAAGCTACACCTATCAGCTTCTGGGCCTGCGCCATGATGGACACATACTCCACGCGCAAAGGTTGCCCTTCCAACTCTTTTGGAGGAGTCGGAAACATGCCCCGGCGGAACATGATGTTGAAGGTACGGTCAATCAGCGGATCGAACAGATCATCATTCGATTGCTCCATCATCGGGCCAAGTACCAACAGCTTCTCACTATGACGCTCTTCAACCTCTCGTGCGGTCATTTGCGAATTGTCGGACGTTGCCAGCATCAACATCAGGTCTTCATAGAAACAACGCCGGATACGGTACTCAACCTCTTTGATATCCTGACCCAGTACTGTGAATATGTTCGGGTCAATGGTCTCAATCTTGCGTATGCCAGGATTCGGAGAGTTACCCATACCGGCGCGCCAGACCACACCACCAGGGAGAAGGTCAACACCGGAGTTTCTCAGCGTTGCATCAGCCTCAACGGCTCCATTGACGAACTTGTCAAGGGCTTGCAGCTTGCGCCGCTCCTCAAGCTGCAACTGCTTTACCGCTCCCAGTGCTGTCATGCCCGGGCAGTTGGTCCCGTACACATCCTCCCCGTTAACATACCAGCGCGATGCAATCCCCGGGAACTCGTCATATCCTGAAACTCTCAAGGGCTTGTCACGTTCCTTGCCCTCTTCGTAGTAGACCGAGATAAAAGCCTTGTCCCGGCTTTCCATGGTCCCCTTACTGGAGAAGTTCGGTTCAATGGCATGTATTACGTTTACCCAAGCATTGTATGAAGCTTTGTCCCACAGGTTGCGGACAGTGGTTGACACGTTATCAATACCGAACTTCGTCACCACCTGACGAACCGTCATTGAATATTCCCGGTACAGGCAATCCACATTCATCCGGTCGTTGCAGTCGATCATGTATGAGCCAATCGGGAACGGGTATGCCCTGATAACTTCCTGATCATCCTCCAGCAGTCCGAATGACTGCGTACCGTAAGCGCCAAGTGATCCGTAGGCTTTCGGCAGCACCGAGTACAGATTGCTTCTGGTGTATACCTCCCGCATCATTCTGGTAACGGTGTCGATCCATTCTTTGACCGGTCCATACTCCTTCATTCCCGGGTCAGGAGGACCAAGAATGAACCACGGACGGGCCGGTGAAGACATGCCAGCCATCAGCCCTGATTCGAGAGTCCGGTGCGCCAGTGTGGCAGTCTCGTTGATGATGTTCTGATTGACTTTTTCTCCCCGGTTGCGCTCAGTTCTCAAGTAACGGGCAGTACGCGGCGAAATGTAGGAAGAAATATCCTGCCAATGGCTAATGAAAGAAGATCGTTCCGTTCTCATGGAAACAATCCTCTGATTGGCGCGTTCGAGTATCAGCTGGTCTTCTGTCTTCATTCCGCCCCCTATTGGCCGAGCAATGTTTTGCCGCCAGTGATAGGCGCGATGTTCTGACCTTGCGTCAGGAATGTATTACTTGCCGATGCTCTCCTCCGTCGCCGTTCATTGTCCCGTGCTGCTACAACTCCAGAGTCCTGCATTTCAGGAGCAGGAGTGGGAGGCGTGGGGGCTGTAGGGCTGGAACCTCCGCAGGTTGATATGGCTGTCACAAGGGTGATTTTCATGGCTATGCTCTCCCGGTAAAAGGGTTGTAATCGTGGTCATTGGAGCTTGTGCGCATCTTGTCGGCTGCTCTTCCGATAGGGTCATATTCCCCTGATGCACCAATATGAATGTTTGCAGGGATCTTCTGCTTTGGCATGATCGGGTAAGCAAACGTCACCGCCCCGCCGTCCACGTAGTCTGTTGAACAGCCTATACGCTTCTTGATGATCTCTTTCGGCTCCACTATTAACTTGTCACCCTGATAGCTGTAGGTGATAGCCGTGAACTCTTTTATCAACTGGGGGAGATACGGAAGCGCCCCGCCCTTCTTTACCCACTCGGCAAAGGTGAACAGGATATATGCTCGCATGTTGGCAAACTTAGGATCGGGAGACTTCCCGGAAAACTGGCAGTCATACCAAGTGCGCCCCATCGTAGTACCGAAGTCTATCACTCCTGAACCATAGCCGCCCGTACCGTCCACAATCACCCCGTCTGCCTCCCATTTATCCTCTGATGCGGCAAGCGATGTCGCCAGCTCGTTGCTTTTGGCATTGCGGAATGCGCGAGGTTTGAACATCACCAGACCTTGACGCGGGAAGAATATTGACGGGTCCGCACCGTCTCGCGCTACGTCCACACCGATGATCTTTGCGGCATGTTCGTAATCTGCAGGCCGATAGTGACGATTCATGGCCGTTTCGATATCTTCCAGGCCAATAAGCTTATTGAAGCCAGTCGCGGGGAATAATCCCAGAATCGTTGCCATAATCCACGGGTTATCTCTCCCGTAAAGCTCAATCTGGTCACGAGCAAACTTGGCATCTACTCTGGGAGTGCGGTTCTTGTCATCAGGATCCGCGGTGACGGTAACAATGTTCCAGTTCTTGCGGAGGTGTGTGCATATCTCGTACAGCAGACCGTCTGTGCTTGTCGGGTTGCCTGCCGCTATGATTGCCGCATCAACTGGGGAACCGGTGAATATCTGGTCGGCTTTCTTCCCTACCGCTTGAGGCATGTCTCCAATCTCGTCCAGGAGTATGAACGGGAAAGGACCGTGCAGGCCTGACAGAGTGTTTCCGATTGCTGTTTCATCAGCATCTTTGGCGAAAGAACGGGCGGACAGGAACCATGTTTCGGCGTGGTCATTGGCGTATATCCGCTCTTTCGTTGCAGTGAATGCGGTCTTGAGATAATCGCTTTTGAGTTGGAGGCCTATTAGCTCCGGCCACAGGTTATCTTTGAGATTGTCCTTGGTAATAGATAGCGCCGCGCCCTTCGGATGCTGATTCTTGCCGCCAAAGCATGAAATACGGTGCCAACCCATCCACCCCAGCACACGAGTCTTACCGGGACCTGTGCAGGCTCTCAAACCCACACGCCTGATAGGGTTGTAACCACTCCCCAGATAGTTGAGTGCGTCAACCTGCCAGGCATCAGGCGAATCCCCGAAATTGTCATGTACGAACTGAGCGGGATACTCACGCCAAGCGCGAGTTTGAGCATGCATTCGTGCCAATACTCCGCTCATTGCTGGACCTCATCGTCTTCAGGTCCACCGAGTATCTCCTCCAGCGAGAACTTGTGCTCATGTACAATGCGGTCTGTAAACAGCTTGTGATGTTTGCCAAGCATCTCGTATGCAGCCCGTTTGCTGATCATGTGGATCTTGTATGACTGGCCGATGTTCCGCTTTTCTTTACCCTCACCGATGGTGATTTCATCTACCTCGACGCGCTCAATGCACATCCTCACTTCGGGCGGCAGGTCTTTGATAGGTATGAGAGTACCGTCAGGGCTGTACAGGTCGGCAGGGTCAAAGGTACGGGCCATCTCCAGGCCTCGCAAAATGTCATCAGAGGAGGATTTAAGGCGTACTTGCTGTTCTTCCTTCAAATGCTCGATACGGGCCTGTATGCCATCAATTGCCATTAATCGGCAGGAGTTACCACGGGCTGAGTTATACGACGCATCAGGGAATGCGAGTTGGTAGGCGCGGCAGAGCGGTTTTCGGTTCATTACCTCAAGACAGAATCGCTCATGGTTCGCGTTTTCAAGCGGTACGGATGGATCAAAAGAGAAAGCGGCACCATCATCTGAGGCCGCTTCTTTATCTACACTATGTTGTGCGTCATCCGTTTTCATGGAACGGAATGAAACATAATAAATAAATTTGTTCAAACTACAGTTTAACAGTATGTTTTTACATTACTATTGACTTTTTATCGAACCCGGCAAACAACCACACTTGTCACACTCCCACACGCCAGATATGGCACTTAATTTGATATTACCGTCGCATACTTCACACGGGAATGATTGCTTCGTAATTAAACCGACACTGGACACTGTGAACCGGGCAATCTACATCTTCATTCAGATTAAGCAAACATTCACTGCATTGATCCTCAAGCACATCACCATCAGTGGAGTTAGAAAAATAAGCCATTTCATCGCCTCCCGAAACTAGGAGCCAGAATGATACCACTCGGCTCAGGCTGTTCCTGTTTGGCGCTAGCCAGCAATGCTACCAGCCTTAACAGACTATCCCTGCCGAGCTCGGTAATCGGCACACCTGAGAAAGTCGTGTCTAATACCATCTTTACAGGCACCTCTTGCCCCAACATTGCGACGATGCTTTTTCCCTCTGCTGATAAATGAGGCGGGACCATCGACAAATTCAACAAACGCAATTTCTCAGTTTCTATATCGTCACGGGTAAACCTGAATGCAGGTCCGTGGCCTTCTGCCAACTCCTGTACCTCACCATCAGAGTCTACAATCGCATACTCCACCTGGTGATACAGTCCGCAGTCGCAGCATGCATGTCCAAAAGGATTATCCGCGAACTTGTACCATCCCTGATCTGCATCCAGTATGCTCCCATCCGCAGCACGTATCATACCCTCAGATGATGCCCCTACATCGCTACCACAGTTATTGCACTTCATTTATTGTCTCCTTTTTTATAACTCCAGTACGAGCGGACAAGCCGCTCAACTCATTGTTATAATCCTAATGCACTTTTGATTATGTTTTGAACTTTCCGTTTCGCCCCGTCTTCAATCAATTCGTGCATGTACTCCGATCCACACCAGTGCGTTGAAAGGTAATATGCCAACGGTTTCGGAAACGGTATTTTCACCCTATCCAAGCAATCGGGGTCTGATATTTCGATGTAAGGCTCCGCCACATCGAAGTAAGCCCCGCAGACGAACCACCCGACAGGAATTTCTATTGCGCCGCCCACTTCCTGCCATTCAGGGGTTTTACATGATGTATGCTTCATTCAATCCTCCTACGGATTATAACAAGCCGCCCGACACCGACCCTTCGGGCGGGTCAGCTTGATCGTTATCCATGAAGTGTGCTTTGTTCAAACTCATAGTCTTTTCCGCCGATAATCCCATTGCAAATTTCGTCAAATGTGCCGGAAACTGCCGCCTGATTTACATAGCAAACGAGTTCGCCATTCCAGTAAAATTCCTCGACTTTGGTGTCACCAATTGTTTTTGTACGTTCCGCTTTCATGAAGGCTCCTTTCCCCGCTGGCATCCAAAGTGGATAACCAGCGGATTCCCCGTCTTCAACGGAGATCCTTGTCGTTATGCGTCAAAATTTGGAACATCTATCTCCGTCAGTTTTTCGGGAGTAAACGCGGATTTCATAACCTCGACAGCCTCCCGCTCTGTTTGGTATCCCTCAGTTGTGGAGAGTTTCAGCAACGGCCTGTCACATCCGCTCGGAGTTGGACAATTTCTGTAAAACATCCCATGCCAGAGTTTTGTTTCTCTGTGTTGACCTGCTACAATGTAATCTCTCAATGGTTCCTCCGATCCGCTCGAACGCATAATCATATGTTATGCCCAGAACCCTAATGGGTAGTTTCTTTTGCGTGAATAGCCAATTGTTTTTGGAAGTGTTACGCTTTGGGCTACTCCGCAATGTTGGCAGACGAAGGATTTTACCGGAGTTTCAAAATCGTGATACTTACCACAACACGCGCAATCCGCCTCGCTAATACCCTTCGCTTTGCTCATGCCGACATCCACATATGTTCAGAACTGATCGCAGTTTCACACCAAAACGCTTTGAAGTTGTCGGCATCTTCTTTACGGGCAAAGCGGAGCGCCCTGTTCGGGTCAGTTGTCCACTCTGGCTTTCCGTCCACGAAACCTGCCCACTTCGCCCCGTTGTCCTGTAATTCTACCAACCATGCTGTTTCATCCATCTGATTATCTCCTTTCATGGCACCAGAGACGGGCATAACCCGCCGCTGGTGCGGTCAGGCCGCACACCGGCAACCCGTTATTCTTCCACATGAAATATTTTAAGGTCCTCTTTCAAACACAATGGAATCAGCCAGGACAGGTTTTTAACCGTATCAACGTTACTGATATCAGCCAGATTCACCAGATGAATGCTGCCCTCTTCTGAAGCGGTAAGCTTCAAGCGGTACTCATCAATGAACGCACGGAATACGATCACCTCATATTCCACATAGCGCCCAAATTTACCGCACCATTCCCATTCATAAGGCGCTATGAACACGTTTGATTCTTCCAAAAACTCGCGTGACATAGCCTGAAACGGTCCTTCATTATCGATCTTTCCGCCAAGACCGTTGCATTTCCCGATCATCCATTCAAAACCTGACCGGGAACGTTCCTTCTTGATTAAAACAACTTTTTCCCGGTCTCTGGTGAAAACGAATCCAACGACGTACCGCTTTAGTATTCCTTTTCCCACCTGATACCCCCTTCACAACTTGAGCATTCTACTTCGTCCCATCCACCGCAACAGGGGTTTTCAAGAAGATTGTGCAACGACTTGCCAGAGCATCTTGGACAGGGTATTGTCACTTGACCATCACCGTCGCACTCCTCGCATTTCCACCCGATTTCCCACCCGCTTAACAGCAGTTCCGATGACATCAGCACCAATCCCATGCTCCCAGATTTTAGGTCTTCATAACTGATCGTTTTGCCAAGGACGAAATTACGGATAGCAACCAACCGGTCATATTCAGATAGCATGTATCCCAGAGCATCCAGACCGTTTATTCCGCTCATATCGAAACTCTTTCTTCGATGGTTGTAGAAGCGCAAGTCACAAAAATATCGTCGGTGTTGTTCATAAGATCAAATAAATTCGGCATCATCAAGCCCTTTTGCGGCAAGCCGCTCCGCACGGACCGGGAAAGCGGGAGAATACGCAACGGGTACCGTGCGGTCTGCTTTGCTTTTGGCGGCAACGGGAGCGGGGATTACTTTGACGG